GGCGCTTCAGCATCGTGTCAGGAATGATGCGAGGAAAGCTAGTCTGGGGGTGGTCACGACGAAATTGCCCGATTGTGTAGGGAAATTCTACGGGCTGGTCGTTTGTGATCTTAACGTGCATTTGGAGCTCCTATTTAGCTGAAGTTGTCACCTATCAAGCGTCCGTAGTAAGTTGTGCCACCATCAAGCGTGAGGAATGTCAGTATGTCCGTCTCACCGTCAGCAGGGGCGGTAGGTGGTGTACCTGCTGGCCACTCGACAGAGGCAGGGTATGTGAAGGTCGCATCTCCGGCAGAGCCTGTGGAGTATTGCCATACTGCATCTCCAGCAGACCCAATAACGTACATCTTTAAGCCATCAGGTTTGAAGAACACGCCGGTTGGATTTGTTTCTTGAGCACTAACACTGAAGTTCTGAAGGTAAGAAGCTGAAGTTACATCCCAAGTTGTGCTTAGGGTGTACTCATTTACGTCGTCTCCACTATTCCCAAGAATGTACATCTTAGTCCCATCCGGCTTAAAGAAGATACCTTGTGGAGTTGCTTCTTGAGCAGCAACACTGAAGTTCTGAAGGTAAGAAGCCGTAGTGACATCCCAAGTTGTGCTTAGGGTGTACTCATTTACGTCGTCTCCAGTAGACCCAATAACGTACATCTTTGTGCCATCAGGTTTAAAGAAGATACCGGTTGGACTTATTTCTTGAGCAGCAACACTGAAGTTCTGTAAGTAAGATGCAGTAGAGACATCCCAAGCAGTGCTTAAATCATACTCATTTACGTCATCTCCAGTGGCCCCAATAACGTACATCTTAGTGCCATCAGGTTTGAAGAACACGCCGGTTGGAACTGTATCTTGAGCAGCAACACTGAAGTTCTGTAAGTAAGATGCAGTAGAGACATCCCAAGCAGTGCTTAGGTCGTACTCATTTACGTCGTCTCCAGAAGCCCCAAGAACGTACATCTTTGTGCCATCGGGTTTGAAGAAGATACCTTGTGGAGATGTTTCTTGAGCAGCAACGCTAAAGTACCCTTCAGTGGGAAAATCAAAGCTGGCAGCGCTTACGTCCCAAGCTGTGCTTAGGGTGTATGAATAGACTGCATCCCCAGTAGACCCAATAACGTACATCTTTGTGCCATCGGGTTTGAAGAAGATGCCTTGTGGACTTGTGTCTTGAGCGGAAACACTGAAGTTCTGAAGGTAACTGGCCGACGTTACATCCCAAGCGGTGCTTAGGTCGTACTCATTTACATCATCTCCACTAGACCCAATAACGTACATCTTTGAGCCATCAGGCTTGAAGAATATGCCTTGTGGAACTGTTTCTTGAGTAGCAACACTGAAGTTTTGTAAGTAACTAGCTGAAGAAACATCCCAAGCTGTGCTTAAATCATACTCATTTACATCATCTCCACTAGACCCAATAACGTACATCTTTGTGCCATCGGGTTTGAAGAACAATCCGGTTGGATTTGTTTCTTGAGCGGAAACACTGAAGTTCTGTAGATAACTGGCCGACGTTACATCCCAAGCAGTGCTTAGGTCATACTCGTTAACATCGTCTCCAGTGGTCCCAATAACATACATCTTAGTGCCATCAGGTTTGAAGAACACGCCGGTTGGAGATGTTTCTTGAGCAGCTACGCTGAAGTTCTGTAAGTAACTGGCCGACGTTACATCCCAAGCGGTGCTTAGGTCGTACTCATTTACATCATCTCCACTAGACCCAATAACGTACATCTTTGAGCCATCAGGTTTGAAGAATATGCCGGTTGGAACTGTTTCTTGAGCAGCAACACTGAACCTCCCATAAGCAGGTGGCTCTGCATTAGCTAGGTCATAGCCGTCAGAAATATACAGGCCAGTTAGCCCCAACGTAAATCCGAGGGCAGTACCCGTCGTAGGGGGGTTGCTAAACACAAACGTAGTGTCAGCCGTAGGGGTGTAGCTAAACACGTTACCAGAAGTCAGGTCAAGAGTTGTGCCTGTGATCGTTCCCACCTTCTCAGGCGCAAGGTCTTCAGCCGCAGCCCCCACAAACACCACCGCAGAGCCTGACAGGTTGATAGCTGCGTCAGCGTTGGAACTCTCAAGGACAGTGCGTGACAAAGTAGTACCAGACGCCGTGTAGGTGCCCAAACCAATCTCCCAAGCTGTGCCATCTTCAATGACGTAGCGAACCACATCAGCGTCAACCACGCCAGCATCAGCGAACGTCTGGTAGCCACTCTCAGCAGAGCCAAGCGTGATTGTACCAGTGCCAGTTGTAGCAGTGGATACTTTGGCTCTGTTTACGAGAGTGACCATTGTTTAGTTAACCTTAGACTGGATCAGGGATGCCGATAGCAACGGACGACAGCGTGAACGTGTTGCCTGATGTGACAGACTGCGATGCTGTCAGGGTGCTTGTTGCCAGTAGACGGCTGTTCACAGTGTCCACAATGGCGTAGTGGGTTGCAGTGCCAGTGCCAGTGACCGAGCCATCTGTGATAGCAGCCACGACAACCTCACGACCACCGCCAGCGCGATCTGCGGGCGCACCGATGGACAGCGAGGTACTGTTGCCCAGAGTTACAGCAGCCACGTTGGCAAAGCTGGTTGCCTCTGCTGACGTGACGTGAATTGCGTTAGCTTCTGTGTCAAGAACGGTCAGGCCGTTGTCAAACACTCGGTTATCAAGAGTAGCCATGCTGGCCTCCGCTGTTGAAAGATGTGCGCATTGTAGCGCGATTTTGGTCGTGTGGAAAGGTCGCTGTTAGCCAGCGTTGGGGTAAGGGAACCTTGTTCTGATTTCCTCACGCTTTGCCAACCATTCGGCTTCTGTGGCCTCACCAGCCTGCCACTTGAAGAACAGGGGGTCAGCTTCAGCGGTGTATGCTAACTGGCGTTTGGCTTCCTGCTCGGCTTCCTGTTCGGCTTGTGTGGGCGGGGGTGGGGGAGGTGGGGGAGGTGGTGCAACGTAAGGTGCCGCAGTTGCCTTGGCAGCGTTGAAAACCTGTGCGCCGATTGGCTCCACATCATTTGGGTCAGCGGTGAACGGTATCCAGCCATATTGTGGATGCTCAATTTCGCAATTAATGCGACCGTCTTCAATAAAGATAGGATTGCGATTTTTCATTATGATACCCTCAAGTAAAGGCTATACCGTGGAAATAATGTCTGTTGATTATCGCTGTTTTCTCTATGATTAAAGAAACCCATCAATCTCCAAGTTCCGCTTGGGGCTGTTGCGAAAAACCCGTAAGAATGAGCGCCCGCGCTCGGATCAGCACCCGACCATCTTAAGAAGCTGCCAGCCTCAAGGTGTCCCGGATTTTTTGTGGTGGTTACGTTATTTTCAATTGAATAGTTATTATTAAAGAAAAACCCGTAAGACCCAATTCCCCCAGCAGAATGACCAGCCTGCGCAGCCCTAGCTTGTGCATCAGAGTAGCCAGCAGGAATGTCAGACTTAAAAGCGATCGCCCCTTGGTCATAGGTATCAACTTGCGCCTTCAGTTCGGTACCGGTCCAGCCGATGTAAACTTTATTGCTCAACTGACCTGCACCACCGCCCTGCTGCACTGGGGTGAAACCAAGGTAGTCCTCAACCTCAAACTTACTGGTTGATTGGTTCAAGACGCCAATCCTAATCCAAACATCGTCATCCTCTGACCGCATATACAATGTGTTCGCCGCCGTGTCATACCAAAACATATTGGCATAAGTCGTGTCAGGTTCTGTAGTCCCAGAGTTGAGAGACGCCAACGCCTGCAATGATGCGTTCATCGCCGTGCGGAAGGCGGGGGCGGATACGTTACCAACGGAATGGCTGGATTCTGACATCAGTTATACTCCACGAGGGCCATGAGGCCACTTATTGACGGTGTAACATTGTTTGCAAAGGATTTCAAAACAACTCTGAATCGGAAGGCCCGACCGAAGAACTCGCCCGCGCGGAATTGCTGGTAGGGTGACCACGTTGGCGTGCCAGCAGGATCGTCCGGCGTTGTTGACACGAAAAACTCCAGGTTGGTGTCAGCAAACTGCGCAGCGCCGGTAAAGCTGTCAAAAAGCTCCGGCAGGTCATCAAACAAGCCCGGCAGATCGTCCCACAGGCCAGCAGACGTATCCAAGCGGTTTACGTTCGCGTCAATGCGGACATGCGCTTTGCGGGCCGTTGACGTATCAATGACCGCAGAGAA